TAACAAACCATACGAAGCTACAACGGTAGATGTCTTTGAAAAATCACCTAGCTCACCTGTAATCTTAGACTTAACGCTAGACCTTATAGACAATATGCTTATTGTTAATCCACCTAAAGAAGAGGTGGCTATTGAAGAAACAACACAAACTAAAAAGAAAAACATACTAGACTTTGATGGTTTAGATGAGGACTTTTTAGAAGAAGATTTTTTAGACTCAGAAAAAGAACTAGAGTTTACAGAGCTAGATATAAATTATCTTGATGTAAACTTTTTAGAAGATTTATTAGATGTTTTAGATGCACTACAAGAAATACAACAAGAAGATCAATTAGCACAAGATGCTACGTCTACTAATATTGTTGGAACTAAACTAGGTCAAGACTTAAACACTCAGATAACATCTTTTATAACAGGAGAGGTCTTAACTCTAATGCGTAGTGTTAGTGATGCAGCTAGAGTAGATATAGACTCTTCTGGAAGTTATACAGTCATCTTCATACAAGATGGTACTTCTAATTTAATTAAAATAAATGGTGGAAATGGTAGTATTATAAAAATAACTCAGAGTAATTAATGAAACGACTATTATTACCTATACTTATATTACTATCTTTACCTTTAATATTTCAAAGCACACCTACAGAAATACTTAAGTTAAAAATATTTGATGCTTTTGTAACAACACCCGAGCCAAGCGGTAATTTTGTAATATTAAACATTACTGAAAACGATGTATCAGAGCAAGGAGGTTGGCCATTCCCTAGAAGAAGTCTTGCAAAAATTCAAGTAGATCTTATCAATGCAGGGGCTATGGGAGTTGGTTGGGTTATAGGATTTCCACAAGCTGATCGTATGGGTGGTGATGAAACCTTTGCTACTACTTTAGGTTATGCACCATCTGTGCTGGCTATGTTTGAAAACGGAAATGGTAAATATCCTAAAACAACTGGAACAGTCATAAAAGGTAATGATATAGGTGGTATGTTTACACCAGGCGTTATACAAAATATTGATATCTTACAAGATCAATCAAATCAAGGTATAGCAAGTGCACCAGTTGATATAGATAATTTAGTTAGAAGAATACCATTATTATTAAAAACACCAGATGGATATGTATCTTCTTTTGGCACAGAAGTCTTAAAAGTATTAACAGGTGCTAAAACTTACATTATCACTACAAATGATAATGGTATACAAGAGATATCAGTCAGAGGAATACCACCAGTCAAAACAGATAGTCTTGGTCGTAAGTGGATTAGTTGGGTTAATACACCACAAACAACATTAAAAGAAATGGATGTAGCAGGTAAATTTGTTTTTGTT